CTTTTCAAGACTCATTGCGGGGCGCTGACTGATCTCAAAGCCTGCGTTAAATTTCTTGACCTCTACATTTGCCTCTTGCAGTTGAGACTTCAATGCAGCAATATCTTTCCCAAGTTGCGCAAAAGCGGAAGATCCGGGCCTGGCTTTGTTCCTGAGATTTTCAAGTTGAGAGATAACTCCGGCAATATCAGATGCACTTGATTTTGCAGCGTTGCCAGTTTTAACGAAAGCAGCACGCTGCTGCTCCATTTCGTCAGTTGACCCTCTGAGAGTTACCTTCAGAGACTCAATATCTTTACCCAGTTGAATATACGCCTTTCCACCAAGCGCCGCCTGCTCTCGCAGCCCCTCAAAAGCCTTGATCTGGCCCTTGATCGTTGCCTCGCTGTTGCCAGCTTCAGTTGCAAACTTTACAATATCTTTTGTCGCTTGAGTTATATCTGCGTCAGAAAGTTTTACCTGTTTTGATAAATCACGAAAAGAGCTATTCAGCGCCGCAAGTTTTTCGCCGCCCTTGATGCCAAGCTCGATAGCAATAGGCTGAACAGTTTTAGCCATCCTTCTTGTTCAGTTCTGCGAGTGCGGCTGCTTCCATTGTCTGGATGTCCTCTAGCAGCTCACGTGGGTTCTCTACATCATACAGCGACATCAAGCCGCCCGCACCAAGCAACACCTCGTACTTCAGACCGACGTAGCCGCCCATTGTGACGTTCCATTGCGTTTGCATACGCAGAAACATCATCAAGGATTCCCAATTTTCATCCCATATTTCGTAATGCTGCTCAGTCGGTGCAGCGGGACGCTGCGGCTTTAGTCCGAATGCCGCAGCGTCATCGCTGGTCTTATCTTCTACTCTTTTGCCGCCTTTACACCAATACTCGACGGCACCTTTCAGTTTCCCAGACGGGCGCCCTCGAAGGTCTCGGTGTAAGCCTTGAGCACACCGCGAATCCAATATGGATCGTCAGAGAATTCCTTCATCGTCGCCTGCGAAAACGGCACAGGCTTGCCATCCTCATCGTCGATGCCTTCCCATCCAGTCAACACAGCTTTAAGCAGCTCAAGATCACCCTTGTCGGCAAGTTTTTGAAACTCAGAGCGAGGCACACGCTTGAAAATCGCATCAAACGTAGACTCCTGAAACACACCGCCATCGGCAGGTTCTTCAATGGTTACAGGCCACTTAAAGGTCTTAACCTTCTTGCGAATAAAAGCCATGAGTGAAAATAGACTCTTGCAAACTATACAGCAATAAAAAAGGGACCGCAACGCGGTCCCTGCGGATCCATCTCTCGCCGATCAAGTATACACGAGGCTGAACTCGTCGTTACCGGCAGTAGAAGGAATCGCGGTGTAGGGGATGTTCAGCATTGCGATGCCATCCTGATCACCGTAAGACACGTCGCCGATGTCGATCCGGGTGGAAGCGAAGTCAACGATGTTGCCAGCGGTGGTGCCGTGCTGGAACGTCAGGTTGCCCAAGGTTCCATCGGTAAGCGCAGCAGCGAAATAATCCTTCTGCGCAATAGTCGGGGCTTGAACCACCACAGTGCCGCTGCTGCTGCGATCAGTGATCAGCACCTCCTTGGTGCAACCAATCAGCTCGCGATAGACCAACGTGTTGCCCAGGTCAAGACTGACAGACTGAAGGCACCCGGAATATGACAGCAGAGAGAAGGTGTCAGTATTGCCGTTCTTGAAAATCAGCGGCGTAGCCTGATTTGCGTAAGTCACGCTAGGCAGTGCCGAATCATCAGGAGCGTTGTAGATGCCAGTGAAGGTGAAATCAATCGTCGGGATCTCGCCCACGTTGGCATTCAGCGTGAAAGTACCGCGAGCGCCAGTCACCTTATGGCGAACACCATCAATGTTGTAGTGGATGGTGACAGAACCGAAGCTTGCAGACACAGGTGCGTAAGTCACGCTAACGCCAGCAGAAACAGTCTCGCTCAGACCACAAGCCTGAAGAGCCTTGCCATACTGAGGTGCAGTACCGGCAGCGCCAGAGCCAGCAAGCTCAACACTGAAGGTACATTCGACACGGGTGTTAGCAAGAAGCTGCTCAGAAGCGCCTAAATAAGGGCGGATGAGATCGCGGTTGACGACATCACTCTGCTGTGGAGTAATGTTCAGATCCCTCACTAGAACGGCGTCCGCTCCGTCGGGAGTCGGATCCGTTCCGTACACTGATTCCGTCTCGATCAGAATCAGTCGTTTCCGTAGAAGAAGTGCCATTGGTTGCTGGGGTGTCGGCGGGAAGTGTGCGCTTGATCAGAGTGCGTTTACCGGTTTCTGGATCGAGAAGATACGACCCACCTTGACCGCTGTACTCATCAATCATGGTAGTCCTTGCACCTTGTTAAATCTTACTCGGTGGTCAAGTCTGCAACTGCAGTTCTATATTTCACATCGTATTCGTTGGCGAACACGCCCGCAGGCTGATCGGCATCAAGAAACTCGAATGTTGTTAGTACTGGCTGCACGTCAATTGCATAACCACCAAGCGTTAGGTCTGCCATCAACTTTGAGTGCATCGACTCGATCACCGCATCAGCATCAGTGTCAGGCGCACCTGATCTCACCACAACAACGACCCTCACACGCATAGTCCAATCAAGCTTCGGTAACGAAGTGAACTGCTGCGCCGTATCGGTAACAGGCTCGATGATGATCATCGGGCTTTCGGCCCTAGCCACAGCCGTCACCCTTGATCGATACACCCGACCGCTTACGCCAGCAGTACTTGCAAGCGTGCTCGCTATTTGAGCGAGGATCTGTTCGCGTTTGGTAGCCATAATCAGGCACGCACCTCGACGGCGATCACTCGGCCACGCTTAAGGGTAATATCTGTGGTGTTGCTGTGGTTGGCGATCAGCAGCGAAATCTCGTCTCCATCATCCAACTCGACCATCCAAGATGTCACCAGCTTGGCTTCCTGCGCACCGCTGCCGGTGAATGCGCGACACTCGCTGTTGTCGATCGCCACGCCATTCTTGGCCAGCTTGACGCCCAGCGTACTGTTGTTGCCATCAGCAGCGTCAATGCTGCCGTAGATCCTGAACAGCTTCGTGCCGCCGCTGTCGTTCTTCAGCCCGAATGCGTCGTCAGTGCCAAGCACCATGCCATAGGCGGTGCTGCTATCCAACGTGGCGGCCAGGCCGGTGGTGACGTAGGCGCCCTGCGTCGTGATGTCGATCGCGCCGTCGGTCATCCTCGAGCACTGGCCACGGATCGCAACGCCGTCGATGTAATAACTCAGGCCAGCCCAAGCAGTGGAGCCATCACCAATCTTGTAACGGCGAGTATCAGTCTCCACGCCAATCTCAGCCTGCAGAAGCGTCGGATTCGCCGCAGTCCACTCAGCAGCAGTGCCATTTCGCAGCTTGAACCGGGTGTAAGTCGTCACGGCGCCCCTGCATCAAAAACATTACCCTCAATGTAAACGGTATCTGGTGATCCACCATCCATGATCACCGTGCTATCAGACGCGACACCATCACCGTCAAGCAATGCAGGTGTGCTCGCGGCCTGGCTTGGTGTCGCGGTTCGCTGAAGCATTACTTCGCAGAATGCACCATCATCAATCAACGCAACATTCCTGACGGTGTAAGCATTACCATCAACATTAACGCCAGCACCGTAAGTGAGATCACCAAATTTTGATGCTTCGCACGTCAGCTTGTAATCCGTCGTCAGCACCACGCCATCAGCAATAATCTCTGACGGCATATCAAGAATTCCCAGCCCAGTTACCGCACCAGCAGCCACCGGCACCGCGAACTCAGCAGTGTCGAGGAATACGGTCAGGTCTTCGGTGAATGCCATGGCTACGCCCACACCCTCACAGAATTCTCAGGCCACACCGCATACTGCAGCCATTCATCAGGCACTTCACCTTGATAGTTAATGTGCCAACCGTCCAGCACTTTAGGTGGGGTGATGACATTACCGTCTTCATCCCATTCGCCACCACGGGTAATAGTGCCAACAATGTCAAGGGCGTGGGTGTGGCTAGCGGTGATGGGGCGGGGAGTGCCGTCCTCATCGGTTGCAATCAGTCCAGCAGCATCAAGTGCAGCGATGCCTGTTGCTTCATCAGGGAAGCGGAACATCGTCGGGGTGGGGGGTGTGAGGAGTTCTTCAGTCATGAGAGGTAGGGGTTGTCGGGTCATTGGTGTTGCCGACTACTGGGTGATTGTCTGCAAAACTTCGTTGGGCAATCTTTGCGGCCAGTAGGTGATGCGTTTATATCGCGCTGCCAACTCAGATTCTCCTGTAGAAATTTCTCCAAAGACAAAGCGATCAACGGCTGGAATTAAGCAAGATGTGACTTCTGGCTGAACAATTCCGTTACCAGCACAGGTGGTACTATTAAGCTTTAATGCAAATGCGGACTTTGCCGGACTGTATACATCCGCTGTTAGTATTGCGTTTTGTAGAACCTGCGTAACACCGCCTACTTCTACTCTAAATCTTTGATTATTTCCTGAAGGGATGAACA